AAAAAATAAAATTCCGAACTAGTATATAATAACATGGAGTTGCCGTTTGGGACTCCTCACCCTTGTCATAAAGAAAGGAGAAAAGAAAATGACAAATAGTTTTTATTGGACGAGCTTTGACTCGATTTGGAACCGTTTTGATACGGCGTTAAGTAATTGGAATGGGCTTGTGTGGGATTCAGTAAACTCCCAGCCTCGTCAGAAACTTGCGAACATGCCCAGCTATCCTCACTCCGATGTGTGGTTTGACCAAGATGGAAAGTTTCTTTGGATCAGGTTTGCACTGGCTGGATACACAAAGGATGCGATTAAAGTGAGAGCAGTTGGGAACCAGCTTCGCATCTCAGCTAAAGGTGAGAAAGAACCTGAAATCAAGTTTGTACATCATGGGATCAGTTCTAAGGATGTTGATTTCGTGTTGGCGGTGGACGAAGGGTTTGATCCTACCAAAGCTGAGACAGGGTATGAGAACGGTATGTTAACTCTTAAGGTGCCCCGCGCCAAGGGTATGCAAGAAGTAGACCTCATGTAAAAATTTTTTGGCGAAACTTTGACCCGTGTTTAGATTTTGTTCTAGGCGCGGGTCAATTGTTTGCTATATATTTTAGAGGTCTATTATGAGCGAAAAAGATTATCAATGTGTGGTTGACGCCTTACATCAATATAGTTTTACCATTAAGGTCGATCCTGTAACAGGAAGGGTTCCTTTGTTTAAAACCTTTTCTAAAACAATCACATTTGAAGGGTGTGAGGATGTTGCTGACGATCCTGACCGAACAAAGATACGGCGATACTACGAAAATGATTTTAATCTAGTGAAGTCTGATGATAATCAAACTATTAATAACGGACGACTTAACCCTACTACTGGACTTCTTGAATTTTACTTTACAGGTAGTCTTTTTTCGAGAGTATATTGTGGAGGTGAGTGCTCCAACAGTGGGGGGTATGTAAGCACAGAAACGCATTTCAACACACGAACCAACCTGCCAAATATAGGGTTTTTAAACTTTAGGCTAAAGAGTTGTTTTGACTCATCGCTTGGGTGCAAAGTTTCTAAATGTCTTGGCCGATGGGGTTGGTTTGATTCTCTTAATTGGGGTTCTACTAGAATACAAGAGATAAACAAATGCATAAGGGAAGCTAATAAACAATTTTATGCTGATGTGGAGGCTATTGGTTGTGAAAATGCTAATGAATTCTGCTACGAAGAACCTCATCTTGCAGACCCATCTAACTTCGATGCCTATAACTACCGAACAAATAGAGAAAAGGAGTTGATGAGTTTAGGGCGCACCGATGTATACAAATCAACTGGATCACCCTTTACTCAAGAAATTATGGATATCCATAATTTTAATCTATCATTATAACCTAAATAAAATAGGAGCTTATTACAATGGCACAAAGACTACCTTCAGACTCATTCATTAACAACGGAGGCATCTCCGTAGCGCCCTCCTCAGTAGGCGGTAGCGCGACTGGTGATTGGTACACCTTTCAACAACATTTTAACTTCAGTGTAGAGAGGCAAAACTACATCGTACCTACTGGAAGTTACTACGATCAAAACACCGTGTCAGGTGTTACTATTTCAACTGATTATGATACCAGCACAACTCACAACCGTTTACTAGTTACTCTTAATTGTGTGGTTCAGGCTGATATTGAGTATGATGCCACATATAACAGTGCTTATAGAACAGAACAAGATTTTACTGTAGATCTAGCATTGAGTGCAGGTTCTATGAGTAACGGACGAGGTTTAGTCCAAACTGCAATCATCGGTCAAATTAAAAGACTAGCCAGAAAGGATTCTTCAGGGAATATTTTAGATCCCGAAATTAATCAACAGTTCTATGGAATTGTGTTTCCTATCTTTGTAAGAAGTGGAGCGCACATCAACAACATCGACACTGCCAACGAAATAATCATGCAAGTAGCCAACTACATTAAACAAAACTTGGCTCCTGATCTAAACCTATCTCTAGTCCATGCTTAATACTACGACTCATACTACTCGCCAATATGGCTGAGGCAAAAAGAAGGGAGGGGGCGGTCGCTCTCGATGAAAAGGTTCTTTAGCAATCGAGGAAGTAAATTTTCAAGAAAGCTTAGAGAGCGTAGGATTGCTATTATAAAGTTGAGGCGTTACGAGACAAAACGCAAACTAGGCAAAAACTTGAGAGGTTATCATGGACCCGATAGATGATATTCATTTCCCCAAGAAAACTCCTAAGATCACTTTCACGAATAAGATCTTTCGAGAGGGCGCTAAACACATCTGTATGAGAGATTTTCCTAAGAACTCATCTTTGGAGACGGCTAAAGAGCTTTTGATCATACAGGCCGCTACAGGGCGTATGGACGAGTTCATGAAAAATAGCGTCGAGAAGCATGACAACGACCCCGCTTATGCGATAAAAGTATACATGGATGTGTTTGGATTGCAATACGATAATGATTATATTGAAAAAGTGATCCTAGAATCGTCTGAATATGTCTTACAGCAAAAATATGCGTTTAAAAGACCTCGCCCATTCCAGCTTGGAGACAAATTTGCTGTAAAATTCAAGATCTTCAAGTCTAAGACGGCTAAAACTCCAGCGTATCCCAGCGGACACTCTTGTCAATCACGACTAATTGCAGAAATTTACGCTGAAAGATACCCAGAGCACCGACACAACTTGATTTTAGCTGCTGAAGAGTGTGGATTTGGGCGCGTAATGGCTGGATTGCACTACCCAAGTGATCATAAAGCTGGAATTTCTCTTGCAAAACGCCTATTGTCGATGATGAAAGACAAAAATATGGTCGATTACTCGACTTTTAGTGAAAAAATTGACTTTACTTTAAGGTAAGAGGCAATCTAGTCATTTTTTGGAAGGCTTGACGATTATTATGCCACGAATCTCGGCCTGCAAGCTCGCCTCTTGAGTGGTGACATAGAATTATCGGCGCTGCTTGATTTTCAAAGCCTTTAAAGTGTGCCTGTGAGGTATAGTAGATGTCGTAAAAGTCCCAATTACCTTCAAATTCTTTAGGCTGGGACAAGTCAAGCTTCTTCCATACATAACCTCTCGCAGCAAGGAATAACCCGTCAAGCACAACTACTCTACCATATTTGCCGTAACGGGTGCCCTCGTCCTTATCCGTGCGCTTATGCATAACAAAACCTCTATGGTAGTCCCGTTTCCACAAATCGTGATCCCACCATACTGCATTAGTTCCTAGTTTTGTAGTTCCTGCTGGGCCTATGATGCCTACTTTTGGACCTAAGCACATACCTAGTGCGGCTATAAACTCCTCTTTACTTTGTCTAATCTCTATATCGTCGTGACACATGATAACGATATCATTATCTTTAGGGTTACATGCCTTTAGTCCTTTTTTATATGCTTTAAATATTGATTTTTGATTAGCAAGCACTTTTACGCTAATACCAAATTCCTTCAACTGTTTGATTAAAGCAGCAGTTACTACAGAGTAATCAGCAGAGCGGGTACATATTAATGCATAGATCTTCATGTTCTATAATAGGTTATGAGTAAGGAAGAATTAGTAAAGGAATTTAAAAGGTGTAAGGAAGATCCTGAACACTTTATTTCTCGCTATGTTAAGGTTACTCACCCCGTTAGGGGTTTAGTCCCATTTAAATTATATCCCTTTCAAGAGAAAATTTTAAAAAATCTTCAAGATCCGAAGAATCGCTTCAATATTTTACGCAAGTTTCGTCAAGCAGGAGCTACTACATTAGGTTCAGCATATTGTTTGTGGATGGCTGTATTTAAACCTCACCAAGCGATTGTTATTCTTTCAAAGGGTGATGCAGAGTCTACAGAGGTTCTAGACCGTATTAAGCTCATGTATGACGAACTTCCAGACTTCTTGAAGCCCGGAATCGTAGAAAGCAACAAGCACACGCTAAAGCTGCGTACAAACTCTGTAATCAAATCAAGACCATCAGGTAAACAATCAGGTCGTTCTCTTGCTGGTTCATTCCTTATGATTGATGAGGCTGCCTTCATTGAGAATATTGAAACTATTTGGGCTGCTGTTTATCCTATCATCTCTACTGGTGGTCGGGCTTATGTACTTTCTACTGTTAATGGTGTGGGTAATTGGTATCATGATATTTACCTCGGAGCCGTAGCAGGAACTAACTCGTTTAACGCAGTAGACATTGAATGGAAGGATCACCCGGAGTATCACCGACAAGAATCAGGCTTTGAAGAGTTATACAAAGAAATGGTTGAGAAGGGTCTGGATGTTGATATCTGGGAAAAGACTACCAGATCAAACATGCCTCTGAAACAGTGGCTTCAAGAGTATGAATGTGAGTTTCTGGGAACGGGTGATACCTTCATCGAGGGCTATCTTCTGAAGCGTATTCTAGAGAATGTTGACGAAGAGTACGGAATTAAATTTAATAACCGTATGCGTGTTTGGAAAGATCCTGATCCAGCGTATGATTATATTATTGGCGTCGATGTTTCTATCGGTAGAGAGGGGGATTACTCAGCTTTTCAGATAGTAAACACTTACACAGGCGAGCAGGTAGCTGAATTTTATTCAAATAAAACGCCAATTAACGAGTTTGCTCAAATAATCAATGACGAGGCATTACTATATAATAATGCAGTGGTTGTTATCGAGCGCAACACGATTGGCAACAATTTAGTGGACTGGCTTTATAATTATCACGAATATGACAACTTGTGGATGGATGACAAAGGTAACTTTGGATATCAGGTTACAACCAAAAACCGAGAGGAATTACTGGTTCGACTTGAGGAGTACATCCGTAACGACCGAATTAAAATTAACTCAAAACGAACTGTTGACGAACTACTAACCTTCATCATTAACGAAAACGGAAAGATTGAAGCTGACACAGGAAAGCATGACGATCTGATTATGAGTTTGGGTGTAGCTATACAAGTATTCCATTCGTTACTTGATGGAACGCCTCTAGATTTAGAGCAAAACCCACACAAACAAAAAAAGCCCCTTATGCCAACTGTACACAAGATAAGGGATTCTTTTGGTAGGATAACTGAGGAAGATTACAAATGGCTGATAAGATAAATGAAGATTCGATAGGAAACACCCAGTTTGGTGCTAGTAACCCTACTGGCCGCTCTGGTCCTTATTTCTATCCTAGTGGAAGGTTAGGTCAGTTTATTGCAAAGTTCTTCGCAAGTAAGGCTCAACCTTATATCGCTAACCAAACTAGTGAGAATCCTACTCCGCAAGCTCCTCTTGCTGGCGACACAGTAAAGCAGACTGATGTAGTAAAAGCTCAGGATAAGATGGCTATGGCCTCTATTAACAGGAGAGAAGTATATCTTCCTGATCTAGAGAGGAACCGTAGAGAGCGATACAAGCAGTTTGAGGAGATGGACGACTACCCAGAGGTGGGAGCAGCGTTTGACATTTACGCAGACGAGTGTACACAGAAAAACCTAAGAAATGAGCGTTGGAAGGTTGTATCCAAAAGCCAACTAGTTGTTGATGAAGTTAGAGAGTTCTTCAATACTATTCAATTAGATAGAAACTATTGGGATATCATTCGTAACACAGTAAAGTACGGTGATTGTTTCATTGAAACTGTTCTTGACATAAACGCTCCAAAGCTAGGTATTCAGCGTATCAAAGTCCTCAACCCTAACTTTATTATTCGTGTAGAAAATGAGTACGGGTATCTCACCGACTTCTTGCAAGAAATACCTAGAAAAGAAGATTGGGGTGCCTATGGTCCTGCTGCTGATGGTATGCGTGGAGCAAGGTTTATTAACCTAGATCGTAACCAGATCGTCCACTTCCGACTTAGAACTTCTGATCCTGCTTACTATCCTTACGGCAAATCAATTGCAGCTTTGGCAGTCAGAGTTTATAAATCACTCAAGCTTATGGAAGATGCGATGCTTATTTATCGCTTATCCAGAGCACCTGAAAGAAGAATATTCTACATTGATGTTGCTAACATGCCTGCAAGCAAAGCAGAGATGTATATTGAGCGACTAAAGGAAAAGTTCAAAAAAGAGAAGTTCTACGATCCAAACAGAAACAATGTAGATGCTAGATATAATCCTCTTAGTGCGGATGAAGATTTCTTCGTCCCCACTCGTCAAGGTAGCAACACTAAGATCGAAACCCTTGCTGGAGCCCAAAACCTTGGAGAAGTAGAGGATGTTCAATACTTCAGAGATAAGTTACTTGCATGTCTTAAGATTCCAAAAGACTATGTAACAAATCAGCACGACAAGTCTCCTGAGAGGAAAGCTAACCTACAACAGCTAGATATTAAGTTTGCTAGAGTTATTGGCCGTGTCCAGCAACAAATAGAGACTGGGCTAGAGCAACTAGCTAAAAGGCACCTTGCTTTGCGTGGATTCCCCGCAAGTGCAATAAAAGAGCTTCGTATCGTTCTTCCTGAAGGTAGCGACCAGTTCATGCACAGAAAGCTTCAGGTCGAAGAGTCTAGAAGCCGTGTTGTTATGGCAGTCAAAGGTCTTGAAATGTTCCCAAAAGAATATCTTTACAAAGAATACTACGACATGAACGAGCAGCAAATTGATGAACTTATGACTGCTTATGAAGAAGAGGCAGAAAAGGAAGCAGAAAAAGAAATGGCTCAACAGCAGCAGATGGCAGCCCAACAGGCTCAAACTGATCAAGAGGGTGCTGATGCTGAGGCTGGGAGGGCTGAGGCAGGTAAGCAGGCTGACTTTGAGAGAGATCAAGCAGGCAAGGAGGCTGATGTTGATCGACAAAAAGAGCTTGAAAAAGCTAAACCATCACCTAAGAAAGAGGCAGTTGATGCTCGTCTCGTAGACACTCTGAACAAAGTAAAAGCAAAAATGCTAGAAGAGGGCAACCTCTCAACTCGTCGTATAGAATCAATAAATAGGACAATTTCTAGAATTGAGGAAAAACTCGACCAAAATCAATAACTATATAATATAGACATGAGGATTTATTATGTTTGATCATCTTTTTGAAAATCGTAACACAACCGTCACAAACCTTATCAAGCTAGGCGATTGCCTAGGCAGATCACTCAGAGAGAATGTTGAGCTTTTCTCCATTGACTCTGAAGAGGGTAAAGTTGCTTTCCTAAGTGAAAGCGGTAAGGTTATATCAGGTAACTACTCACTCCAAGGGCAGATCTCTCTAGAGAACATCCAAGTTCAAGAGTCTGAGATCTTTGAGGAGAACGAAGTCTTTGATAGCTTTGTCAATCAGAAGGTCACTGATTTTGTAGGTAGCCTGAATGGTGATCAACTTTCTGAGGCTTCTGATTCATTCAGTGATATCCTTGGCCTTTGGGAAAGCAGACTTAAGTTTGAGAATGTCAAGAAGCGTCTTAACCAAAAGGTTGATATCTTCTCTGAGTCTCAGACTATTCTTAACACACAAGAGTTTGAGAGATTCTACGAGCTAATGCCACAGTTCATGGAGTTCCTTGAGGAGAACAAAGAAGAGATTCTTTCTATCCAAGAGCTTGCTAACTCTTCTAAGCTATCTGCTTCTGTCTCTCGCGCATTCAACTTCCCCAAGCTATCCTTCGAGGAGCTAGTAGAGGGTAAGGATTATGTTGTCAAAGACGGTCTTGACAAGAACATCTACGAGATGATCTGCAAGCAAGAGCTTATTCAGAAGGAGCTTCTTGAGTCCAAGATGGCTTTTGATAATGTCTGGGCTACTAACGGCAAAGTTCGTAAGCTCGCCAGCCTCGTATTCGAGGACTCAGAAGAAGAGGTTCTAGAGGCTCTTGTAGAGGCAGTCATTGAGATCCCCTACTTAGCTCTCAGCACTAAGCGTCAGCTAAACGAGTGTATCTCTGATGCCTGTGATATTCTAGACTACTCTTCCAAGAGTGACAAGCAGATTTCACAATTTGTTTCTAACCTCTACGAAATGAAGAAGCCTCTCAAGGCTACCCTCGTTTCAGTTCTTAACGAAAAGTACGGAATCAATGTTGCTAACCTTAAGGATACCCCCTCCTTTGGTAGCCTCGCTAAGACCCAAGTTGTTCTTTTCGAGTGCCTTGCTCGCCTGACCAAGAAGGGTAGTGTTCTTAAGGAGTGCTTACAAGATGTAGCCAAAATGCTTAAGAGCAAGAGTGGCGTAGAAGTAATTGATGTCAACGATATTGTTGCTGAGTGCTTCGCGGCGTGTGACCTTGATGTTCTTACTGAAGATCCAACTATCAGCGAAAGCGTTGATTTTACTACTATCTTCCTAGAGGACGCTTCTCCAAAAGAGCTTTTAGAGAAAGCTAAGGAGAAGATGCTCTTTGGTAAAAAAGACAAGAAAAGTAAAGAGGGCGAAGACGAAGACGATTCCTTAACCCCTGCTCAGAAAAAGCTTGATGTTGATGGTGATGGAGACATCGAAGGTGATGATCTTGCTGACCTTAGAAAAGGTAAGAAAAAGTCTACCAAAGAATCAGTTGAAGAGATCGAGGAAGCTGAAGCTGTAGCGGAACCTGAGAAAAAAGAAGTTCCTGCCCCAGCACCCGAAGAAGAAGAACAGCCAGAACCTATGGGAACTGACGAGTTCTTAGCAGCCCTAAACGATCTTGAGGGAGTTTTAGATTCTCTTGACACCAAAGACGAAGCAGAGCCCGAAGAAGACGAAACACCAGAAAAAGAGTGAGGTGACATTTGGCTGAACGCATCCCCTTAATACTCTCTTCAATAGATGGGGAGTACCGAATCGTAGAGCTACCTGATGGGGATACTGTTCCCGGATCGGGTGGGGGTGTAGGCTCTCAAGGTGCTGATGGTGCTGATGGTGCAGGTGTAGGACTAACATGGTTATATAATTCTACACTCACTGCTCCTCCTTCTGATGGATATGTTCGCCTAAATAGTAACACTCCATCATTAGTTACAAAAATTTGGATAAGCCACAAAGATGCTTCTAGTAGAGATGTTGAAAGCCTTTTAGATACTTGGGATAGAGGATATATATCCATAATACCTAGAACATCAACAAATGATTTCTTTGTTTATACAGTTACGGGGTTAGTACAGGGGGCCACATATAATGAGTATGATGTGCTATTTAGAGCAACATCTCAAAACTTGTTCTCTGATTTATTATCTGATGATGATTCTGTAGTTCTTACTTTTGCGGGCGAAGGCACTGACGGTACAGATGGTAGTCAAGGTCCTCAAGGGCACCAAGGCTCACAAGGCTCACAAGGCTCACAAGGCTATCAAGGCTCACAAGGCTATCAAGGCTCACAAGGCTATCAGGGCCATCAAGGCTCACAAGGCTATCAGGGCCATCAAGGCTCACAAGGACATCAAGGCTATCAGGGCCATCAAGGCTCACAAGGCTATCAGGGCCACCAAGGCTATCAGGGCCATCAAGGCTATCAGGGCCATCAAGGACATCAAGGCTATCAGGGCCATCAAGGCTCACAAGGCTATCAGGGCCACCAAGGCTCACAAGGCTATCAGGGCTATCAAGGACATCAAGGCTATCAGGGCCATCAAGGCTCACAAGGCTATCAGGGCCACCAAGGCTCACAAGGCTATCAGGGCTATCAAGGACACCAAGGCCATCAGGGGTATCAAGGATATCAGGGCCATCAGGGGTATCAAGGCTTCCAAGGTGATACAGGTTCTCAAGGCTATCAGGGATATCAAGGACATCAGGGCCATCAAGGGTATCAAGGCCATCAGGGATATCAAGGCTTCCAAGGCTTCCAAGGTGATACAGGTTCTCAAGGATATCAAGGAGATAGAGGCGTAAGTAATGGATTATTATTCCTTTTTGATACAGCTACAGACGGCAGTCTCGGTAATGGAGAGATAAGCTTTAACTCTAATGATGCCACAGCAGTAACCGAATGTTACATTGATAATCTTGACGCTAACGGTAACTCTACTAATGCTCTTTTGTCTCGACTTGAGGCTGCTGAGGGAGGATGGGTATTAATTCAAAGCGAAGCAGACCAGTGGACTGGTTATGCGGGATTTGAATTTAGTGCTGCAAGTATTGATGGTGCTGGGCATTTAACTCTTTCAACAGTTAATGGCGCTTTACAGGTATATTATAATGATCCCATAACATTGTTTTTCGATGATGATGAGAGGGTTATAGTATCATTTACTTTGTATGGAGATACGGGAGCACAAGGTGCTCAAGGGTATCAGGGACATCAAGGGTATCAAGGATATCAGGGCCGCTCAGGCTCACAAGGGGTTCAGGGCTCACAAGGTAACCAAGGGGTTCAGGGCTCACAAGGTAACCAAGGGGTTCAGGGCTCACAAGGTAACCAAGGATACCAAGGGGTTCAGGGCTCACAAGGTAACCAAGGATACCAAGGACATCAAGGACACCAAGGGTATCAAGGATATCAAGGATATCAAGGGCATCAGGGCCATCAAGGGTATCAAGGCCATCAGGGGTATCAAGGCTTCCAAGGTGATACGGGTTCTCAAGGCTATCAGGGATATCAAGGACATCAGGGCCATCAAGGGTATCAAGGCCATCAGGGGTATCAAGGCTTCCAAGGTGATACGGGTTCTCAAGGCTATCAGGGATATCAAGGACATCAGGGCCATCAAGGGTATCAAGGCTATCAGGGATATCAAGGCTTCCAAGGTGATACAGGTTCTCAAGGCCATCAAGGGTATCAAGGCTTCCAAGGTGATACTGGTGCACAAGGCTATCAGGGATATCAAGGCTTCCAAGGCGTCCAAGGCGCTCAAGGAGATACTGGTGCACAAGGTAACCAAGGCGCTCAAGGGGTCGGTGATGGTCTACTTTTTAGATATAACGAACAAACTACAGGCACTTTAAACTCTGGGCAAATTTACTTCAACAGCGACACAACAGCAGCAACTCATTTATTCATAAGTAATATAAACTACTCTAACGATGGTATAGCTGATATACTGACTAGAATCGACAACTCTGAAGGCGGTTGGGTATTAATAAAGGCTTTAAACAATGGTTGGACAAATTATATAGGATTTTATTTTGAAAGCGCCTCTTCTGTTACTGGTGGATTAGACATTTACATGCCAGACGGTGCGGCGGTTTATTCTGATAGCACTATATTGACTGGTATTTTTGACGATACCGAAATTGTCGCCATAAGCTTTACTTTTGATGGCGCTACAGGCTCGCAAGGCTCACAAGGCTATCAGGGCTATCAGGGCCATCAAGGACATCAAGGACATCAAGGGTATCAAGGATATCAGGGCCATCAAGGACATCAGGGGTATCAAGGATATCAGGGCCATCAAGGGTATCAAGGACATAAA